ATTATTAGAGATGCAGCTGAACAGCAACAAGTAATGCAACAGATGCAACAAGTAATGCAACAACAACAAGGAGGAATGAATGAGTTGGGAGCAGCTCCAGAGCAAACCTAAAGGAAGCCATCTATCTATTGATGGATTTTATCGTACAGAACAAAAAGAACGTGAACTTAATACGGATATGGCTACACTATTTAATAGTGAAATTGGTAAAAAGGTTTTAGACTATTTAAGGTCTATAACAGTAGATGCTGTTGCTGGTAAAGATGTAAGCAACGAGCATTTAAGACATCTTGAGGGTATGAGATATTTATATTTTATCGTCAAGAGAAGAATTGAATCTGATAAGGAGGTCTAATGTCAGAAGAACAAGTACAAGAAACACAAGAAACAACACAAGAGGTATCTCAAGAAAGCACTAGTGAAGTGCAGATACCTGAGTATATTCCAGAAAAGTTTTGGGATACAGATAGAAATGAAATTAAAGTTGAAGAATTGGGTGCATCATACAAAGCATTGGAACAAAAGTTTGGGATGCGAACTGAAGATCTTACGAAACAAGTACGTGAAGATATGGAAGCAGAAAGAAAGTCTAGCGTTCCTGAATCATATGAAGTAAAGCTACCAGAAATACCAGAAGATGTTGAAATTACAGTTGATCCAGAACAAGAACTTGTCAAATCTTGGGAACAAATTTGTAGAGATAATGGGTTATCACAGGAAGTATTCAACCAGGGAGTGGCGGCTTTTGTTAATAATGAGATTGCAGGTCTGCCGAATCTTCAAGAAGAAATGGGGAAGTTGGGTGATAATGCAAAAGAACGTATTGAAGCTGCTGATCTTTGGAGCAAGAAGTATTTATCTACTGATTCCTATAATGCTATTGCCAATATGGCTGCTACTGCTGAAGGCGTTAAAGCTTTAGAAGAAATAATGGGTTTATCTAAGAATAAACCATTACCGAATAATAATACTGTAGTAGATGTAGAACTAGATGAAAGAGATCTACAGTCTATGATGCAAGATCCTCGCTATTGGAAAGAAGGATCAAAAGATCAATCATACATTAGGAAAGTAACAGACCTATATCAGAAGAAATATGGTTAAGTTTCCATATAAGAAATATAAAATAATATGGGAAGATCCTACTGGAGATAGTGCCTGGCTCTCTGATAGAGATATGGAAAAGCTATCTCCAGCATTAATTACTACAGAAGCATACATCTATTCAAGAAATAAGAAGTACATTAAGACATTTGCTAGTTATATAAGGGAAGATGATGGTTCATATACCTTTGCTGATGTCAATGTTTTTCCTGCATCTTGTCTTGTAAAGCTGACAAAAATATAATATATCTGAATTAACAAGCCGATTTAAACTGGACTTTGCCCAGTAATGGATAACTTAGTGAAAGTTTATGACGACAACTTGGAAATAAACAAACAAATGAAAAGGAAAACACAATGACAGCAACGATAGATCAAGCATTTGTGAAACAGTTTGAAGCTGAAGTTCACATGGCTTATCAACGCATGGGTTCAAAATTGAAGCCTATGGTACGTAATGTTAATGGTGTAAAAGGTAATACTGTTCAGTTCCAAAAAGTAGCGAAAGGTTCTGCTTCAACTAAAGCAAGACACGCTGAGGTTGTCGCTATGAACTCAGTACACTCAAATGTAACTGCAACATTATCAGACTTTTATGCCGCTGATTACGTAGACAAACTAGACGAACTCAAAATAAACATTGATGAGAGAAACGTTGTAGCACAAAACGCTGCATATGCTCTTGGTCGTAAGACTGATGAAATCATCACTGATACTTTTGATGCAAGTGCAACAGCACTAGCAAATAACTCTGCTGGTTCTACTACTGGTATGAACTTAGACAAAGCTCAAAACGTTTTTGAAATCTTTGGAAACAATGATGTTCCAGATGATGGACAAAGATATTGGGTAGTCGGTCCAAAACAGTGGTCAGACCTATTAGATATAGATCAGTTCTCAAGAGCTGAATATATCGGTGAAGCAGATCTACCTTACAAAGGTGGAATGACAGCTAAAAGATGGTTGTCTTTCATGTGGATGGGTTTTAGTGGTCTACCAACATCTGGTTCAACAGATAGACACACAATGGCTTTCCATAAATCATCTCTAGGTATGGGTGTTGGTTCAGACGTAAGAACTGAAGTAAACTATATTCCTGAGAAAGTAGCACACCTTACAACTTCATACATGTCAATGGGAGCAGTCCTAATTGATGGTGATGGTGTAAGAATACAGAAATGTGCAGAGTAGGAGTAAATAATGGCATACGCAACTTCAAATCCAATTAAGAAGATCTCTCAAATGGGAGATAGTAATTCCTTATGGTACTACTCTGATGGAGATGCTATAGGAACTATTGATGATGCAGATTACTTTTTAGCAGCGACAGGTGACCTGAACGCTGGTGATGTAATCATTGTAAACAGTGGTGGATCAAATGGTGTTGTAGATATTGTAATTGTATCAGCAGCAACAGCCTCTACAGTAACAGTCGCATTATTAGCATAATGATATTGGGGGGATTTATTCCCCCCTTTAAATATGGCAGATACTAAAGTAGACATTTGTGCAAGAGCATTAACCATGATTGGTGCTCAACCCATATCATCTTTTGATGATGGTTCAACAGAAGCATTAGTAGCTTCTAATCTTTATGAGAATCTCACACAATCTATGTTATGTAGACACAGATGGAGATTTGCAACAGAACAACAACAACTATCTTTATTAACTGCTGCACCTACAGGTAGATATGAATATGCTTATCAACTACCTACCTCACCAGATTTATTACAACTTAATACAATTACTGTAGCTGATGTACCTATACAATATAATAGATACGGAGATAAAATATTTGTAAATGGATATGATTCACAGTCAGCATTGATAGCTGATTATATTTTTAGACAAGATGAATCAGAGTTTCCTGCATATTTTAAAGACGCATTAGAATTAAAACTTGCATCTAGATTTGCTGGTTCAGTAGCTAGAGATGCAGGTATGATTAAACAGTTTGGTGATGAAGCAGAAAGACAAATACTTATTGCTAAGAATACAGACAGTCAAGAAGTCACTACACAAAAACTAAGTACAAAGAGATTTATAACAAACAGATTAACTACTAGGGGGTACTAATGGCTAGTACCTTAAGAACAGTCTACACTAACTTTGCAAGTGGAGAACTTAATCCATTACTCGTTACAAGAACAGATGCTAATGCTTACTTTAGTGGAGCTAAGACATTACGTAATTGGTACTTGCTAGATGAAGGTGGTATTATGCGTAGACCTGGAACTACATATAAAGCTACATTACCAGGGGAATCAAGAGTTATTCCATTTATATTTTCTAATGATGAACTAGCAGTATTTGTTTTATCTAATAATAGATTAGATGTTTATGGATCTGATGGTGCAGCTATACAAACAAATATAACTAGTAATTGTAATTGGACAACAGCACAACTATTTGAATTAAACTTTGCACAGTTTGGAGATACTGTATTTCTGACACATAGAAATAACGCTATTAGAGAAATAAAAAGAACAAGTGCTACTTCATTTACAGTATCAGCTTTTGCATTTGAAGAAGATACAAGTGTATCTGTAGGTGGTGTAAATAAAAGTACACAACCTTTTTATAAATACGCTGCTGCTGGTTTAACAATTACATTATCTTCACATGCTACTGGTACAGGTAGAACAGCAACAGCAAGTGCAGATTTTTTTACAACTAACCATGTAAATACTTATTTAAAGATAAATGGTAAACAAGTTTTTATTACTGCTAGAACAAACGCAACTGAAGCAACTGTTACTGTTATAGAAGATGTAGTTTCTACTGGACCTCATGCAGATTTTGAAGAACAATTAATATCAGCAGAAAGAGGATTTCCACAAGCAGTCACCTTTCATGATAATAGATTATACTTTGCTGGAGTAAGAGATGCTCCTGCTGCTGTAGTAGGTTCAAGAGTAGGTGAATATTTAAACTTTGCAGTAGGCACAGGATTAGCAGATCAAGCTATTAATGTATTTGTATCTGGTGATAGGGTAAACGAAATTAGACATTTAGTATCTTCAAGAAACCTACAAGTTCTTACAGATGGTGGTGAATATTTTGTACCTACATCTACAGATACTTCTGCTGTTACACCTGCTAATATAACATTTCTTAGACAAACACCTTATGGTTGTAGTAGAGCTAAGCCTATTATATTTGATGGTGCTACATTGTATGCACAAAAGAATGGTAAAGCTATTCGTGAATATTTATTTAGTGATGTTGAAAATGCGTATGCATCTACATCTATATCTATCTTAGCGTCACACTTAGTGAAAGCTCCAGTAGATATGGCTATGATAACTGGTACAACAACTAGACCAGAACAGTTTGCTTTTTTTACAAACAATGATGGAACACTTGGATTGTTTCATAGTGTACGTGCAGAAAAAATAGCTGGTTGGACACAATGGAGTACAAAGACTAATGATGAGTTTACTAGTATTACAGCTATTAATGAAAATTTATTCTGTGTTGTTAAAAGACAACTTGAAGGTGGAACTGTATATACTTTAGAAAAGTTTGCAGAACAAGATGATCTAACACTAGATTGTTCAGGAACAACTACAGTTAATCAACAAGGCAGTCCATTAATAAATGGTGCTAGTCAAACAGGTACTAGTGTAAATGTAGATGGATATACAACTGCACCGAATACAGGTGATGTTATTACTATAGCTGGAATTACTGGTAGTTATGAAATACAAACTGTAACACCTACAGCTAGTGGTCATACTGTTGTTTTAGACCAGGCATTAGCTTCTTCACCTGGTGACAATGCTGTAATTACTATTACTTCAGGGCGTGTTCATAATAGTCCTGCTCATTTAACGCAAGAAACTGTTAATGCTGTTGATGGTACATTTTCATTAGGATCATTTGTTACATCAGCAAGTGATACAATAACCTTTGATGTAGCTCATAATGCTGGGGTAGTAGTAGGATTTAACTATGAACCTAGTCTTGAAACTATGCCAATAGATAGAGAAGTAGCTAATGGTCCATTGACAGGACAGATAAAAAGAATATCTAGAGCAGTTATAGATTTATCAGATTCATTAAATGTAGCTTTACAAGCAGCAGATAGTACTGCTAAAAGTTTAGTTATAAGAGATGTAAACTTTGATGTAGCAGCTCCAGTAGCTAAAGTAACAGGAAAGAAAGAGTTTTTCTTTTTAGGCTATGATAGAGAACCTACATTAAAAATAACACAAACAGCACCCTTGCCTTTAAAGGTATTAGGTGTAGCATTAGAGGTAGTATTTTAAAATGGGAGCAGATCCAGCAACATTATTTCTTATTAGTGCAGGTATATCTGCTGCTGGTTCAGCAGTACAGATACAGCAAACAAATCTTCAAACTAAAGAAATGGCTAGAAGATATGAGCAAGAAAAGAAAGTTTCATACTTAGAAGGATTACAAGCAGAAAATGCAAGAATGAGAGATATGAATACTATTCTTAGTAATAACAGAGCTGTAAGAGGTGCATCAGGAGTAGGTGATAGTCCTAGCTTTGATGCTATTCAACAAGATATTATTGATATAACTAATAAAGATTTATCTTCTATTAGATTAAATGCACTTAAAATAAATAGTAGTTATGATAGAGCTATCTTTAATACTAAACAACAAGCCTTTTATTCTAACATGGGTTCTATTATAAATGCAGGAACAAGCATAGTTAATGGATGGAATTACTATAACTATTATAAACAACCTACTAGTGGTGTAAAAAAAGGAACAGGTGCTTCTGGACCACCAGGAAGGAATTACCCAGTAAATGGTTAGAGAGATTAAAAGAACAAGAAGAACTGAACTTGTTTCACCTTCTGGTACTGCATCTAGAATGGGAGTTGTTGATGTATATTCACCTAATATAAGCAAGATGTTTGGTGCAGTTTCAGATACCATAAACACATTAGCTGAAAATCAAGTAAAGATATTAGATGCAAAATGGCAAAATAATTTTGAAACAGAAACTACAAAGTATTTAAACGATAAAGTTAATACGATATTAAAGTCAGGAGAAAAACCTGATTTACAAAAGTTTCAAGAAGAAAGTGATGGATATATTAATGGTGTACTAACAGGCGTACCAGAAAGATTAAGTATTAGTGCTGAATCATATTATAATCAAAAAAACTTAAATTCATTTGAAACATTAAGAAAACAAGCAAACATAATTGAATATACAGAACTGAATGATAGCTATCAAAATAATTTAGAAAACACACTTGCTGATGTAGATACTTTTTTAGAAAATAATTCTATAACAACACAAGGTCCACAAGAAAGTATAGATGCAATAGATCAATTTTTTGCAACAGAAGTTACTAACTTTTTAGGTAGTCATAATGAAAAGTATGAAGCATTGATTGTAGCTAGTAATTTTAAATTAAATAAATCTACACAAAAAGAAGCAGAAGAAGCATTGATGGTTTCTTTAGAACAAAAAAGAGTAAATGCTATAGTTAAAAGTTTTTATCAAAACATTGATGTAACTAATGCTGAACAAGTAGCAGAGGCAGATGCACAAGCACAATTATTTATAAGAAATTATTCTCTTAATGAAGGTGGAGTAAGAGGTGTTAATTATGAAGTATTTGAAGATGAAACAGGAAGAAAGATAGGTCAAGAGCTTATAGATAGTGTAGTTCAAAAAGGAATTAATACATACAATCAAACAAAATCTTTAAATGATTTTAATATAAAGATAGCTGAAAGAAAAAAAACAGCAAATGATACTTTAGAAATAAAAACATTATTAGAAAATATAGGAGATATAAATACTGCTATATCAAATGAAAATAATTTATTTACTAATCTTGTTAATGGTGAAGAAGTACCTTCAACTTTAGAAGAAATACAAATAGCATTAGAAAAGAAAGATATTATTGCAACAGATACTCAAGTAATAAATATATATCAATCTAATATAGCAGCGTTTGAGTTAAGAAATAGTATGTCTTTAGCAGATGAAAATTTTAATTATAAAGAAATATTAAATAGTAAAGAAAATCAAAAACATTTAAGTACATTAGGGTTAAGTACAACAGATGTAGTAAAAAGTTTATTAAGTAATCTTAGTACTGGATTAGGAATAGAAGATTCTTTAGAAGGATATCAAAGTATTGGTCCAGATAAACTAGAAGAAGCAAACATGATTTACTACATAGCTAGAGATAATCAAATAATGCCACATGGAATGGAAGAATTATTTAAACAAGTAAATGTAGGTAAGATAATAGACTTAGTAGATGCAGGAAATGATGAAGCTATAGTAAATATGTTTGATGTTGTATTGCCTCAATGGGAAGCACTTACTGATAATGGTATTGTTGATTTTGATAATCTAAGTAAAGAAGTAACAGATATTTTTAGTTTTTTTAATGCTCAAAAACAATGGAGTGAACCAACACAAATTGCAAAAGATTATATACAAAAGAAAAAAAATGAAGTTGAAATAGATATAGATGAAGGAATACCTGAAACTGTATCATTTTCATCATGGAAAAAAGAGTATCAATCTAATGAAAATAGAAGTCCAACTGGTAATTATATTGAAATAATTAGAAATAGATTAAACAAACATGGTATTAAAGATAAACATACTTTCGGTTTTCAATACAATGTTTCTGAAATATTTGAACCTATATTAGGTACAGGTGTAGTACCTACAGGAGGTGCTTTAGAAACATTAGTGGAAACAGAAATTGCATTAGGAAAATTTAATAAAGATTACCTAGCTAATTTTGATGCACAGTTAGAATCAGAAGCGTTAAGACTTACTAAAGTTAGAAGTCAAAATATTACTGATCCTAACACAATTAATACAATATATAACGAAGCTGTTTATGAAGTAATGGAAAACTATATTAAACAAGAAGATTATGGAGTAAGTATGTTTGCACCTAATACAGGAGGTGAATTTGCATTTATAAAAGATTCTATGGAAGCAGTACATAATCTTAGTAATGATGATGCTTTAAATAAAACAGCTGCATTTTTTAATATGTATATAAAACAAAATTACAACACAGATGAAAATTTAAGAAATGCTTTTCAAAATATGGCAGGTAATGAAGTTATGCCAACATTTGAAGATGCATATAGATTTGCAGAAAATGGTGTATTTGAACTTACAAGAATACAAGGAACAAATGACTATGAAATGAAATTAAATTTAGATAATGCTTTAGAGTTAGGCTTTGCACCATATCCCTATGCAGAAGATAGCATTAGTATAAAGGTTGATGGTATGGATTTTAATCCTACTAGGATGTTTAATAGAAAGTTTGATACTCAATTAGATATTGAGGCAAATAAATATCTAAATGAAACTGGAATATATGGACCAGCAAGAGAATTAATTAAAAAGTTTTATAGAGGAATTAAGCAAATGGATGATCCTTTTGATAGTACAGAGTTCAAAGCTATAGATGAAAAGTTCCAAAATGAAATTATTAATATATATGAAAAAACAGCAAATGATGAAGCATTTGGTTTTGCAAATATAATTGCAAATTCATTTGTAAAAAGTGAAAAAGAAGATACAGAAGATTTCCTAACTAGAACAGCTGGTAACATTCACAATGTTGTATATGAAGAAGGTAGATCTACTATGATAAAAGATAATTATGGAGAAAATGTAGGAATAATAATGAATACATTTGCAGATAGAATTACAAATGAGCCAGGCAAAGTAGGATTTTTATTAGATGCATATACTGTTTATCAACCAGATATAAATCAATTACAGTCAGCTATACAAAGTGGAAAAGAAGAAGATTTATTAGCTGTATTTCCTAACATGGGTGATTATCAGAAAAGATTGATGTTATACCTATTTGGTAAGGAATATTATGAAACCAATTAAATTTGGTAGAAATATTACACCTAGATATAATCCTTCTGTAGAAGTAGAACCTGATCCTACTCCAGGAGAAATAGGTGGAATAGTCAAAAGAGGTGTACTAGATAGAACAGTTTGGGGTGCTATTACTAATACGATAAAAGAAATACAATACAATAATAAAGATGAAGAAGGATATACTCCTTATACAGATCCTCAGATACCAGCAGATAAAAAATTTTTAATACCTAAAATATTACATACTAGTGGTAGTGCAGAAGAATCAGCATTAAAGATTGCTGAGTACGATCAAAAGCAAGAAGATTTAAGAAATCCTTTATTTAATGCAACAAGTCTTATGTCAGAAATTTTATTAGATCCAGTAGGTATGATGAGTATGACACCTGGATTAAGTGCTGTTTTTAAAGGTAAGAAAGGATTATCTAGAATTACAAAAGGTATTGCTGGTGAAGAAGCTATTAAGCAACTAGATGATGAAGATAGATCATTACAAGATGCTGTTTTTGTTATGGGTGGTGCTTATGTAATAAACAGAATAGGAAATAAATTTTCTAAGTATGATAAATATGATGCAAGAAAAGAAGGTTCAACAAAAGAAAAACTAAATGAATGGAATAATGCAAGTAAAACAGAAACAGGTACTAATAGTAATCCTTATAGAAGAAAGAATAAGATTGTAGATTCTGAGATTAAACCAACTAAAAAGAAAATTAGATTTAATGATAAAGTTAAAAACATAGCTGGAATATTAGCTAGAGAGTATGATGGATTAAAAGTTAAAATTACATCAGCAGCAGTGAAAGATTACGGAACTGATATTATAGTTAAAGGTAAAGGTAAGACTAATGTAACAAGTATTAGAAACTTTGGTGTAGTGTATGATCGTTTAACTAATACTGTAAAGATAAATATAGCACAGTTAAAGTCAGGTTTTGCACAGGGCAAAAAAATATATGGTTTTAAAACTGAAGATGAGTGGATTGAGTTTAAAGTAAGACAAATCATTGAGTCAAAGAAAGTATCGAGAGCTGAAAGAGGACAAGTAAATAAATACATACTAGAGTCAATGAAAGAAAGAGAAAAGTTTATTAAGAAAGATTCTATTGTAATTACAGATATAGAAAAGAAAATGCAGATGGATAAAAATCAAATTAAGTTTCAAAATAGATTAGAGAAAACAGTAAAGGATGAAGATATTAGTCCAGTTAAAACTGGATTAGGTTTAGAAGGATTAGGATTATCTGCATTTGATAAAATATTTAATGGTCCTTCTAGAAAAGCAAAAGAGTTTTTACTTAACTTAAGTAAGTCAGATATCTTTATGAATTATGAGAAATATGCTGCATCACCAGATAGTGTAGAAATTATTATGAATACACTGTACAGACCACATTTAGTGTCTGTTATTGAGAATCTTGAAAATAGTTACATTAGATATGTAAAAGAACTTACTGGAAAAGATATTAAGTATTTTAAAAAAGCACAGTTAATGTTTAGTAGAACTAAGACATTACCAAATGGTGAACAAATGCTGTCGTATAATGACTTTCAAACAGCAGTATACAAAGCTGTAAGAAATAAAGGTCAGATGTTAAATGGAGATACAGTTGTTAAAAAATACATAAGTGAAGCAGCAACAAGCACATCAAACTTTTTTAAATTTTATGAGCAAGAAATTATAGATACTAAATTATTTTTAATAGAGTTATTAAAGAAAGAAGATTGGCTAACTAGTTCTATTGCTAGATTTAAAAATTCAAAAGTAAAACCAAAGATTGTAGATCCTAAAACTAAAAAGGAATGGACATTAAAAGAATTAGAAGATGCTTTAGAAATGACATTAAAGCAAATGAAAGATACAGAAAAATTAATAGATGGCTATGTACCACAATTATATAAAAGAACAAACATAGAAAGAAACTTTGATTCTTTTAAAGCTATACTTATGAAAAGAGTATTAGCAGATGTAGATCCTAAAGAAGTTGATGAGATCTTAGATTCATTCAAACAATATAATCCATTTAGAAAACCATATGACAATTTAGAAGATGCTAATGCTTTTTATAGAATGAAGATTAGTCCTACAAGTAAGTTTTTAAAACAAAGACTATTAAAAATAGATGATGCAACATTAGATGAACTAATTGCAGGTGATTTTATAGAAACAAATATAGAAACATTATCATCATTTTATTATAGATCTATGACTCCAGATATTGTCATGACAAAAAAATATGGTGATCCAGGAGGATATGGATGGTTTGGCGATATAGATGAATTAGGTTATGCACCTGGATTAAATCAAGTTGCAGATGAGATAACCAAAATGGTTGCAGCAAAAAAAATGAGTGTAAAAGAAGGTCAAGATATTATTAAAAGATTAGAAAATTTAAGAGATCTTAGAAAAGGAATATATGGATTAAGTGATAATCCTCATGGATTTTGGTCTACTACTATAAGAAACTTTAAATTGTTTAATACTTTAACACAACTAACTGGTGCTTCT